TTTAGCTGCCCTGTTCTTCGCGATCGTTGTTCTTTCCGTCGTCACTCTCCTTCTGCCGATCTCCCTCCTCCTCTCTATGGCCTTCGTGGAGAAGGAAGCTCACAAAGAGCTTGACGAATAGGTACAGAAACGTGGTACTTTGACCTTACTGTTTCAGGAGATCGAGATGCTAATCTTCGTCTGTCCCGACGATCGGTGTGCCCATGAGGCCACCGGCACGAAAGAACAGGTGCCTTGCTGTCCCCACCATGGGGAGGAGATGATCCTCTCCGGGATCCTTCTCGCTAACCCCGTTAAGGACCGGATTCTCCCAGGAGGGTTCGGTGCCAACGATCCCGAACCAATGCCAACCAAGGACAGGAACAAGAACTGATGGCTGCACTGCAACTAATCCCAATACTGCTGGAACTCAACCGCCTGGGTTACCGCCCTAACTTGAGGACCGGCGATGTCGAAGTGGCCTCACCCTACATCGAGCAGATTTCACCCTGGGGTCCGATCGGTCGTTTTGTTGCCACCAGACCGATCGAGGCCGCATACAGCCTCGTGCAGAAGGGCCGGGTGGTTGTGCCCCAGGACTCGTTTGCCCCCTGGGAATTCAAATACGTTCTCTATATGGAGTTGCCGTTCTGATGAATGACTTCTCGACCAGATTAAAGCGCGTGACGAAAGACTTTAACTCGTCGAACCGTCGCATAGACCGCGCTTTTCCAGAAAATCCCAAGTATCCTTACCCCTCGCTAATTCCCTTCTCGGCTTGCCCGATCGAAGAGAACGAGATCCTTGCCACTGAAGGAGCCAGCGATGCGACCAGGGAATTCTGCCTAAATCTCTACGAGGAGATGCCCAAGAAGCGGAAGGTAGACTGCTCCCGCTGGCACGGCTTGATTAAGGCGGTGGAAGATCCCCAGCGAGGCGAAGACGAGAAGCTGTTAGCCAAGGGGATTCTTTCCATGGCGGGGCAGGTCGATCTGCCGAAGGAGGGCTGGGCGGATGTCAAGGCCGCTGCCCTTAAGGTGGTGGAAATGCACCCTAAAGACCCAACTTCCCAGATTAACAGAATGATGATGCTCCTCCATACTATCCCCGTAAGTCTCCAGCCCTATGCCGATCGTGCCTGGGACGGAGTTTCCACTTGGCGGTGCTAGAATCAAACCATTCTGAGTAGTTCCATGGCCCACGCAAGTGGGCTTTTCTGTATGCACCCAAACCTCGATCTCGTTGTTGAATTTTTGCAGTATGCCTCCGCGATCGTTACCGCAGCCTCAGCGATCGCGGCTGTCACTCCCACTCCCCGCGACGACCAGTCAATCGCCAAGCTCTATAAGATTGTCGATTTCCTGGCCCTAAATATCGGCAAGGCCAAGGAAACCGGCGACTCGTCAAAGATTAGCTAGTCAGGCAGTCTCAGGATTCTGCTCATTGCGGCCCTCCAAGAAAGCTTTCTTCGCTTCCTCCCCGCCGCCCCAGAGGGGATATCTGAACCCTGGGTCGGCGATCGACTTCGGGTTGGGCACCTTGTTGGGCGGCAGGATTTCGATGTCGAGGCGCTTGGCGATCGAGGGCCGCATGAGTTGGGCCGAGCAACGACAGCCAAAGCCTGCGGGGGTACGGCACTTTTCCCAGAAGGGATGATCGATCGGAATTGCCTTGTTGTGTAGCGCCTGGTGATGCTTTCTGGGTTCCGGCGAGTCTCGCCACCGCCATGCCACCACGTAGTCCCGACCAGGATTCTCGTCCGCCAGTGCCCGCATCTGCTGCCCCCGCCCCGTCCCGATCGCCCCTCGGATATTTGTGTCGAAAATCAAATAGCTGCGACGAGAGCCAGGGGCTGGCCCCCACCCCCTCCCCTCCATCAGGGTTTCCAACTGGTTCTCGAAATCCTCCAGGGATTCCCCCTCTTCCAGGGCGATCTCTAGGAGTTCCTTAACGTCCTTGAGGATGTCTTCCCTCGTCACCCCCGCCACCGAGAAAGCCCAGGAGTGATAGCCCTCTGTGAGGGCGGCGTAGTTGGCGTTCGGAACGATTTGCTTTGATTTGAAGTATTCGATCGCCTCCGAAAAAGAAAGCTCCAGCCAGGGGGGCAATCCTGGGGGTGGAGCATCCTTCCTAAACCGGCCTTCTAGGGCATTGAATTCATCCCGCAGATCCGCCTGTCCAGACAGATTTGAAAGGTAGCTTAGGCGCTGAACCAAGCCCGCGAACTTTTCCATCCTCAGCGTCTTCAGGGACGGGTTTTTGTTCCCCGCCCTGAGTTCCTGGCGGATAGCCGCAACCCACTCCTTGAAGATGGGTGCATAGATTTTGAGGCTTTTGGTGTAGAGGGCAGAGACGATCGACTCCTGCCTCTTTTCCTCTGGCGTGAGGGGTCGCGTCGCGGAGTTTGGCGAAGAGTTCCTGGTCTTCATGGCTGTACCCGGTCCTAGAGGCCCAATAGCGCCGATGCCAAGTCAGGACTCGCTGCAAGTCCTCCTGGCTCAGGCATATCACTGGGGTAGTCGCAGGGGTATTGGTGGGTTGTTCCGTCATCATCCGTCTCCTCGAAAACTAGGGTCCGATTGAGCATGTCGATCTCATCCAGCCAATCATAGAACTGTTCCTGGCGCGGCACAATGTCTTCATTGGTGAGGCGGATTCGGGCCTTTTCGATGTCGTCGGCGACGTGGGGCCACGATCGGCTACACTCGTTTGCCGCTAAGGTGAGTTCCCCTTCGGCCTCAAATGCCCGTTCGGGGTAGCGGTTGGCCTCCCGAATCCAGGCGGCGGCAGAGGCCAGGTGCTTGCGGATGCAGTAGGGGCAGGAGGGTTGGTAGCCGTTGGAGTCTCGCCTCAGTCCCCGGCTCAGTTCGATGCCGCAGCGATCGCACCGGCAGATATCCGAATCAAGGCGGGCAGGCTCGGCTAGCTTAGAGGTGGCATAGAGGAAGATCTGCTCCACCTCTCGGACCATTTGGGCATCGGTCAGGGCATCTAGCCGATCGGCCAGCCTAGGGTCGGAGGCCAGCAGCAGGGACTTGAAGAACTGGCGGTCTACCACGAGAAGAGCCTCCCGTCCTCAAGGTCGTGGGCGCTTAGGGCAAGGCAGAAGACGGAGAAGGGCAGGCCATCCCCCAGGAATCCGACCTCGCGGGAATTCGCCCCAACGTAAATCTGGCGGACGTTCTGAACGATCGCGTTGATATGAACGCCCTTGATAATAATTGAGATTTCCTCAAGCCGATCGGGGATGGTAGCCCCGTGGACAGGGAACGAGACATTCCGCCCCTGCCGTTGCATGGACTGGCAAACCTCTAGGAGGGCATCTGCCTCTTCGGGGACGATCGGCGATCGGCGAACGACCATGGCCAGGTTGACGGGACTAAAGGACATCACGAGAAAGGCGCTGTCCGAGGAGCTATCCCGGACCCCCTCTTCATCCTCGATAACCATCTGAGATGTCCCCCGCCCTCCCATGTGGGTCAAAAAGACCCGACCGTCCTCCTGGGTAATAATTAGTTTTTTTCCGTCGGAAAAAATCCAGACGTGGGCAGGGTTTCTTGCGCAGCGGAAGACATCCATCCCAGGGCAGGCCGGGTCCGTTGTGACATAGCTGAGGCCCAAGACCCCAGACGTGGCACAACATGGACATACTATTCGCCGCAGCCCTTCGTCGATGATGTCGTATTCCATACTCAATACTCAGCCTCCACTCTCTGAGTACATCGTACTTTCCTCCTCAGAGACCGGAATGAGTTTCAAGGTTTGGCCTATGGCCGGTTCTTCTGGCAGCAGGCCCATGATTTCGTAGTATCCCGGCATAGACCAGATCTCGATCGAACCCTTCTCGGCCCAGACCTTGGTCTCGCGAAGATCCCATACATGCTGGTCTCCCTTGGATTTGTAGCCCTCAACGATCGGAATCGTCTTGGCAAAGATGGTGTCCAGGACCGCCTTGACCAGATTATCAACGTCCGGGGTCTGGCGGTGGGGCATGTTGAGGCGTTCCATCCGTTTCTTGCCCTTAACGCCCTTTGAGACGGGCAGTTTGAAGACGACCCAGGCGTTCTCAGGGAAGAAGTTTTCGGGTGACAGGTCCAGCTTGGCGAACTCCTTCCTGAATTCATCCTTGAAGGCGTGGTATTTCCAGTTCCGGGCCGTAGTCCCCCAGCGATCGGCCCGTCCTAGCCTAGGCGCGGGGCAGGGATCTAGCTCAAGGCGGTATAAAAGCTTGAATTCGAGTGGCTTCATCTATTCCTCCTAAAGAAAAACCCCAGAATCGGCAAATCCTGGGGTCGAACATACTACACATGATCATCATGATCCCGTCCCCAGCTTAACTCAAGAGTGGCCGATCGGGTGGAAAAGGATTGATTGTGATAGTGAAATGTGGTTTATTGGGGTGAGAGTTATGGTCCCGCCAATGAAAGTAATTTGTCAGAAGGCCGAAATCGCCGCCCACCTCGCCCACGTCTCCGAGGTAATCCCCTCGAAGGATTCTGGGCGACCGATCGTTAAGAACGTCCTGATCGTGGTTGATGCCGAGGAGCAGTCGATGTCGCTCACGGGCTTTGACATGATCAACGGCATCAACTCAAAATTCAACGCCCAGGTAGAGGAAGGCGGCGCAACTACCGTGCCCGCGAAACTCCTGTCAGACGTTATTGGCAAGATGCGGGGCGGGGAGATCAGCCTCACCCTGGAGGGGGCGCAGTTAATCGTCAAGTCTGGACCGATGCGATTCGCTCTGGGTACCACCCCAGCCGAAGACTATCCGGAGGTGCCAGTACCGGGAGAGGGGCGATCTGTCCAGATCCCGGCTGAGATCCTCAAGGAGGGGGCGAAATCAACCTCTTTCGCTGTGTCCAACGATAAAGCCAAGTCAGCCCTGACGGGGGTGCATATTTGGATCCGGGAAGACGAAGTGGAGTTTGCCGCCATAGATGGACACCGAATGTCGGTATCGAGATACAAAACCCCCATGGTGGAGGAAGGGGTTCCCTTCGAGCCTTTCTCAGCCATTATTCCCTCGGAAGCCCTCAAGGCTCTTGGAAAATTGGCATTCCGAGACGGGGATCAGGTTGTCCTTTGCCTGGACTCGGCCTGGATTATCCTGCAATGGGGAGGTGTCTGTATCTCCAGCCGACTCATAGATGGCCAGTATCCCCACTATTCCCCGCTCATACCCACCGACTCCTACTGCGAGGTGATCGTAGACCGTGCGACCTTAGTATCGTCCCTCGACTTTGTGGACGTTGCCAACGAGCAGTACGGCAGAGCTAAGGTATCGATCGAGTCGGGCAAGATGGTCATCTCCATGACAAGCGATGGTACCGACGCTGTTGACACGTTGGAGGTAGCGACGATCGGTGGCAGTCCAACCTTCGGGATTCGGACCGCCTACCTCAAGCAGGGGCTGAAGCACTTCGGGTCGAAAGAGGTTCGGATTCGGATTGGGACAGCCAAGGACGGTCCCGATACCTGCAAGCAGATCGTCGTTATCCCCGCAGAGAACGAATCGGAAGACGGAAAATGGCCCTCGATCGGTCTTGGGATGACTTACGTTGTCGCAGCCATGGCGCTGGGCAAGGGCTAGCCCACAAGCTCCTCCCCTCGGAGGGGCTTTCGGTGGTATCTAGGGATTGGGCATCCCATCGATTTCTTTACCGATCGCCGAGAGATTGCCCTTGTCGATCTGGGTCTCAACGCCATTGATTGTGTAGTAGCCACCGTTGACCCTATTCTTTGCATTGAGGCGACCCAGCACTGGAACGGTGCCGTGGATGGTGGATTCGTATTCATATTGCCGATGGGGTTCCCCATTTCGATCGATCGGTGCCGCCCCTTTCTCGTAGAAGAACTGGCCTTTGTAGGCCGCGTTCTTGGGCCTGGAAACCTTGACCCTTACTGGACCTGGGGCTGCTGGGGAAGGTGCCGCCTTCTGCCTGCGGGGTTTCGTGGCAGACGGGGATGCAGTCGGGGCAGGGGCCGGGGTAGGCGTAGAAGGTGCCGGTGGCGGAGTGGGTGCGGAAGTAGGGGCCGGTGGTGTTGGTGCGGGGGCCGGTGCAGGAGGTGCCGGTGGCGGAGTAGGAGTAGGGGCTGGAGGGGCAGGTGGTGGAGATTGGGGTGGTGGAGGCGAAGTGCCGGGGCGGGGACTATTGTTTGGACCCGCTGCACTGGGCGCGGGCGGGGGCGGGGGATTGGTGCCAGGGCGAGGGGTACCGTTTACGGCTGCGGCCCTGCGCCGATCGAACTCGTCCATTTCTTTCTGTCGCTGCTGTTCCCAAGCGACAAGGCCAACGCCGCCCGCCAACAGGGCCGATCCCACTCCGATCGCCAAAAGCTTCTCGGTATTGTCGTCCTTGCCAGTGATGTATTTGTTGCCGCCACCTGTAATATAGTTACTCTTGCCAAAGTAGCGCCGCTTCGGAGACTCTAGCAGTCCTTTCTTTACCCAATAGGTGCGGGTCACCCCATCCTTGCCCCGGATCTTCTTCTTGGTTAGGCCATGGCGATCGGCGATCGACTTGTCCATGCGTTCCATCTCAATGGCCGCATCCCGCATATAGTCCTGGGCATAGGCGCTGTCGAGGACGGCGAAACGGTGGGTTGCCGCCTTCCATGCCTCAGTCTCGTAGTTGGGAACTTCGGCGACGATCGTGAACTGAGTATCCTCTTCGTAGGGCACCTCGGAGTCGAGTCGGGAATCGGTCTGGACCTGCTCCTCCTCCACCGGGGCTTCTTCCGCTGGCATCTCCTCAGCCGGGGCTGCTTCTCCTGCCCCAAATTCCCCGCCCCCGAAATCGCCGCCCCCAAAGGCACCGCCGCCCATCTGTTCCTCTTCCTTCTTCTTCTGCTCCTGCCAAGCCTTGTCGTCAAGCTTGATGTTGAATTCGGCCTCGCCATCAAACGAAGCCCTGGCTTCTTCTGCGGTGAGGAATGCGGAACCAACGCCCGTAGCGAGGACGTTGACGAAGGCAGATAGATTCTGGATGCGCTCCGTCTCGTTCTGCTCTCGCAGGGGCTTGAAGACGACCTCCCACTGCTCAGGGATCTTGCCCTTGGTGGGGCCATCTTTGCTTAGGAAAATCAATCGATAGAGGCGCTCTATCCCAGGCTTCCAGAGGATCTGCTGCTCTGTGACCAATTCCTGAAGCTGCTGCTGCTCCGATTCCCCCGTTGCACCCAAGCCGCTGGGACTCTCACCCAGGAGGATGGTGTGAGGCAGGCCGGTGGCACCAACCATGACATTTTTGAAAGATTCAAGGATGTCGGCGACCCCATTCTGCTGGCGGCTGCTGTATTCGATCGACTCCGCATCGGCATCAAGGGCTACACCACCATTCATGGAAGCGTTCTGGGTTAGGATGGCCAGTCGCTTCGAGATACTGCCCTGCTTGCCCTGGGCGATCATGTTGCCCAGCCCCCGCAGCTTGTAGACGAACAGGCTACTATCCGCCAGGGTACTGCCCAGAGCATCCTGGCCTGTTTTCCAGCATTTGTAGTAATCCCAGACCCGATCGATCTGGTTCCCGTACCAGCCCTCGTTGGCGATCACATAGGTTTCGTCCAGGGGTTCGCTGCCGTCAAACCGGATGACTCTGCTGCAATGAATCTTGACCCGTCCGTCCCCCGCCTTCTTGGGGGCGAATCCCTCTAAGCGATCGTTCGGCGCTTCGATCGTGGCCGTTCCCCGACGCAGGGAGACTAGCTCGTAAAATACGGGGTCCAGGACATTGCTGGCGGACTCTAGGGATGGGCGGCAGTAACGGCGGCTGACGACCTCAATCCCGGCGATGCGGCGAATCCCCTTGTGGTTGACGGGTTCGTGGGGAGGTCTGCCGTCGTCGATATTAAGAATTAGGAGCGCCCCGTCCTGATAGTTGGCGAAAACCTGGGCGATGCGGAACAGATCTTCGATCGAATTAAATCGTCGCCCATCCACCGTCAGGTCAACGTCTGAATTCGTGGCCAGCCCCTTCCGGTATTCCTCAACCTCGTCAGAGATATCGTCGCCGTCGTCATCGGTGATTTTGCAGTACCACCCCCTCGTAGCAGCCTTGGTGGGGATGGCGGCACAGAGCTTGTGAATGAAACTGTCTCCGGCGAACAGGGCCGATCGCTCTTCCAGGGACAGGCGGGTGCTGAAGTAGCCCGGATTGACGGTCGTTCCGGCCATTTTGTCCCGGCCCGTTCCAACCCCGATCGCGTTATTGAACAGGATGGAATCCGTCTTCACTTGTGGCTCGAAGGGGTTGAAGTCCATAAAAGGGGGAAAAGTCCAGCGTCAGTTAGATCCTATCTCTAAAATACCGACTGTTCCGTTTTAGGCAGGTTTAGCCTAGAGAAGTAACGACTTTCCTTGCAAGGAGTCTCTATGTTTGAGTCCGCGAGTACGATTACGGGTGCGGTTACTTCGATCGCGTCCACCACGAAGACCTATTCGACCTCGATCGGGGTTGTCGAAATCAACGGCGTTCTGACCTTGCAGCACTGGCTGAACCAGAATGACACCGCCGTCCGCCAGGTCCAGACCCTAACGATCGACAACACCCTACCCGTAGCCGACGCTTACTACATCATCACGGCATCCGACGGTCAGAAATATGTTTACTTTTTCGACCAACCCAATAGCCTGACCTCTTCCCAAGTGGCCACCGCGATCGCCGCTATCCTAGAGCGCGATCCTGCCACTGCCGCCAGCGTGACGAACAACGTCATCACCCTAACCACCCTTTCCGCCGGGGCGACCGCAACGGTGACCGCCGAGGTTCGCAACGCCGTTGACAATAGCATCAATGCGGGCAAGATTACGGTTGCGGAGACCGTGGCGGCGACTGGAACTGCGTCCAGGCGGCTAATTACGCAGGTCGCAGTGACCGACGCTCTGCGCAGCGAGGCCGTCTCCCTGGACCTGGCCGTGATCTTCTACAATGGGGACAATCCGGCAACCGTTCGCGGTACGGCAAACACGAGCCTGACCCACACCCGGACCATCACCCAACTCGCCACGGCCTAATGATTGACCTGTCCTCTTCCTCTCTTGGTTGGATTGAATTCGGGGATACCCGGATGCCTTTTTGCGATCGCATCCGCAAGCCCTACCGAGCGATCGGGATCATGCTTTCGCCAGAGAATCGGGAGCTGGTCCTCAAGCTTTCGCCAATCAAGGAGGCGGGGATCTTGGCCACTCGCCACATCCCGGTCTACAAGGGGAGGATGGTGTCGGGGATGTTCAAGGCCGACATCCAAGGCGGGCAGGGGAAGTTGAGATCGATGTCGGAGGGCTTCGCGATCGGGCGGGAAGACTTGGAGAATCCCATGCTGGCTTACTATGAAATCGGCCAGCCCTCCGAGGACAGCGCCAAGGAGCGACTGGGGATTCCGGTCAAAGTTGTGCCGACGATCGTGGGGGCGGGCCAGATCACGATCGTCCCCAAGACTCGTACCGTCCTGGCCTCCTCGGATCTGAACGGGAAAACAATCTCGATCCGGTGCGAGTTCCCCTTGCCGGAGCCGGGACCAGGGATTTCCGACGACTGTTTGACCCCGACGATACTCTCCGGGGACCGTATCACCCGGTACCTGAGGCCAAAACTAATGCCTTGGGACAAGGCCCGGAAGACGACCTTTGTTTTCAAGGATTGGGTGAAGGAAGATACCGAGAGCCTCCGTGGATAATCGGGCTGTCTGCATTTTGCGCCAGGTGGACGGCAAGGTTATCCCTGTCCTGCGCCCCACCTTCCTGAAACGGTTTCAGGGAGAATATATCATCCGCTGTGAAGTGCTTATGGAGCTTCGCAGTGAGATGGTGATGATTTTGAATGAGATTGCTCAGCGACAGCAGTTGAAGCTGTGGCCCCCGGAGGATGCGGATGACTGGTGCTGGGAATCGATCGGGCAGTATTACCGGGCGATCGCGGAGTTACTGACTCCCAGCTTTGATCCGGGGCTGCTAAGGCCGGACGATCGGCACAGGTTTTTTGTCTGCACGGAACCGATCGAGAGCAATGGGCGGGAACGCCTGGGCCTGTCAAATATGGAGCGCCTGATGGGGTGCCAGGAGGCGGAGGATATCCCGGAACAGGGCGACATGGCTCAAGCGGAGAAGATTGAAGGGATTCCGTCAACGGGCAAGCGGCATCTTGATATCCTCGCGGACGTGACCCTGTTTTTCCAGAAGAAGACCGTTATCGATATTTGCCTAGCCCTCTCGCCGGAGGAGCTTCTGAGGCTGACGGAGCGGGCTGCGTCTTCCCTCTATCAGGCCCACAAGGAGGCTGAGCGCCGAAGCAAGGGCGAGACGGATACGGACGAGATCCCGATCCGGGAGGAAGTTAGTGCCGCCTCGATCGTGGACGAAGACATTAAGAAAGAAAACCTCCCGGAATGGCTCCGGGAGGATTTTGAATGACTTAGCGACTAGAACCGACGAATCCCTCGGCCCAGTCTCCGTCGAACCCGTCTGGCAGCGGTAGTGTGCCCTGGAGGTATCTTGAGGTATTGGTTCCCGCAGGAGACGATCGGAGTCGATATATCATCAGCATCTCTCGGTAGAGAACCCCAAGAAGGTCTCCCGTTTCCTCGACGGAGATAACAATGCTGGTAATCATGGGGGTTGAAATGGCACCCTTGAGAAAGACTAGGGGGATCTCGAAGTGGCGGCGGTACTGGTCCTCGCTCCACGACGGGTCCGGAAGGCTGACATCTATAACCTTCCTGGCCTGAGGGAATCCCTTTTTGTCTAGCCGTGCCCAATCGACTTTGGAGAGCCTGACAAATCTGTCGTTCCGAGCAAGGATGTGGCGATCGCGACCGTATTCCATCGCAAGGCGCGGGAGGTCGCTTTCGAGAGGAATGAATTCCAGTGATCTCATGGCTCGGTACCGACCCCCTTGGATCCTGAATCAGGTTGATCGAGAAGGCGCTCGAAATACTGGGCGATTTTCAGGCTTTCGGGAGACAGAGCGTATCCTGGCGGCGGGGTTTTGTGGTACTCGATCGCCTTCTCCATCGCCTCCTGCCAGCCCTCGACCAGGTTTTGGTGACAGGTTTTGACGGTCATGATGCTGGATAATGGGGGTTGCTCTTGGTACAAGACGGAGAAGACCCAGAGGGAGGTCGAGTCGCTGTACTCGTACCGGGAAATCGAGATGCTGTGGGGGGCGAGAGAGATCCGATATTCTACCATCGGGAGATCTGGGAACAGGAGGGTATCATTAAACATCCAGCTTAAGGACCATCGCCTGAGGTGGTGTTTTACCTGGGGGAGTGACTTATCGATCTCGCGGAGGAATTTCCATGGACCTTGGTGGAAGGCACTTTCGTCTGGAATGTTCATTGTTTTCTGGATTCAGGATCACAAAAGAACTGGAACTGCTCTAGCATTCCGTAGGGGTCGTTGCAGGGAGGATCCCAGCCGTCCCGTGGCGTATACCAGTCGATAGCGATATTCATTGCCCCATACCAGACGCTAACGAGATCCGCCGAGGTTGAACTAGGTTGCCATGTCCCTCCCCCGACCATGGGCAGCTTGACGGAGACCATCCAGGACGAGGAGTTATAACGGCAGTAAGGAATATGGCTAATCCAGATCCGACCACTCCAGATCTTGACCCGGAACAGCCTGGGGATGGAGGCGTGTTCGATCGGAAGCCCCTCCGGGTCCGGATACTCCACCTCCGTTGAGCAGGGCATGAGGTTGAGATGGTATTCGGTCTGCGGCAGAAATTCCATGATCACCTGCCGGAAGGTCTTGGCATCGGGGCATCGCTGATTACTCTTGAGTGGAGTCATGTCGCATATCTCCGATATCTCCGGGATGGGTAGAGTCCCAGTCTTCCTGGGACCAGTTGGCGGTGTTCTCCTCCTTCCACTGGTGACAGGGGGTACACAAGTAGGCATGGTGGAACATCCCGTCGCAGACAGTTGTGTGTCGAATCAGGGGGCTTCCTGTCGATAGGATCCTCTCACACCCCCAGCATCGGCGGGGTTTACGAGAGGATTTGATTCTTCTCTCTCCCATGAATCTCATTGGTCCTCCTGGGGCATGTCAAGCTTGCTGATATCAAAGTCAAAGGTCGGATCCTCCTTACAGAGGTCGATCGCTCCGAAGAAGGCTGCTACCAAGGATTCTGACCGACAGAATCTGCTCCTAAGTCCGATCGAAACCTGCCAATAGAAATCCTTTTCCCAGAAATCGGTCCTGTAGTAGTGCCCGATTTCTAGGCCCGTACCAGGCCATCCAACCACGATCGAACCATACAGGTCGGTGCAGGTCGCACAACTTATGTCGAAGTGAGGCAGATACTCCTCGATCGCGGCCTTTACTTCCTGGACCGTGAACAGTTCGACTCGATCGCTGAGAACCTCCCGACGCAGAGGCTGCAATCTCCTTTTCATGTCAGTCCTCCTGGGGAATATCAAGCTTGCTGATGTCGATGTAGAAGAGGGGATCCTTCTTGCAGAGGTCGATCGCCCCGAAGAAGGCGGTCACCAGGGACTCCGCCATGTGGGTCTTGGGGCCACAGTCCCCGTCGATTCCGATCGAGACTGCCCAGACAATACCCCGATGGCCTATTCCACCCAAAACATCTTTGCTGTAATGGCGAACCACCAGCCCCTTTTTGGGCCACTCAATCCTGATTGAGCCGCCAAGGTATTGCGAGTACATGGGCGTACTGAGCTTTAGGTGGGGCAGATATTCCTTGATCGTGGCTCTGACTTCCGAAATGGTAGATAACCGAACCCGATCGCTGAGAATCCGTCGGCGAGTAGACCGTGAAGCCATAATGCTCCTTAGTGCGCGTGTTTAGTGGTATTCACACTACAGGAGTCGGGGGCACGAGTCAATACCATTCCGTGAACTTCCCGATCCAGGAAGAGTCCTCCTCCTGGTTCTTGTCCCACAGGAAGATAATTAGGCTTTCTGCATAGTCCGGCGACTTAATGCCTCGTTTCTTGAGTTCGTCCTTAGATTCGATCGCAATCAGCCCCCGCAATGTCGTTTTCCAGGTCGGGGTGGCGAGTTCTTCAATGAGCTTAGGGTGCCGGGGGATGGAGACAAGTTCTGAGTCTGGGAACTGCTGGACACCGTTGACCATCAGCCAGGTCTTGTAGAACCGCTGCCGCGCCTCCCACCAGGCTTCTGCCTTGGCGTTGGCGTAACACTGGTCCGAGGTGCGCTCAAATTCCTCAATATAAAGGGGCTTTTCGTCACTGCCTCGGCTGGTTTCGCCCCCCGCCAGGAATTTGTAGACCTTGAAATTGATATTCTGCATGGCTTTCCAGGCACCCCCGCAGCCAGATCCGACCCCGATCGCGTCATACCGAAGCTCGTCCACCCCTTCCTGCCGACATATCCCCGCCACGATGCCCGCCGTCTTTACGGGGTCGGGATCGGTGCATTCGACCTTCTTGATCGAGTCAACCTTGGGCCAGGAACCGATCGTTAGCACCGTTAGATCGTTACCGCCGTCAGCAATGTCTAAGCCCGCCCTGCGAACGCCACCGGAGAGGGGGAAGTCGATCGCCGCCTCAATCCACTCCCGCAGGATGACCTGATTACTAAGGCCGCTATTGCGATCGCGCATGACTTCCGTTGCAAAGACCAAGGGGTCGAGGTTCCTGCGCTGATTCTCAAGCCACTGCTCGTCCTTGCGTTTGTCCTGCCACCAGTCGAAGGTGAAGACCTTGTGGTTGCCGGACATGACCTTTTGGTCAAAGAGGTTGCCCGGTGCATGAATATTTGTGGTGGATACCCATAGGATGCACGGACTGTTCTGGGAAAGGGCCGCTTCCACCTTCTGGGGATGGCTCAGGTAGGCTGCTTCGTCCACGAAATAGAGCGAGTTCCGGCCACCACGGCCAATATTGTCCCCCGCCTCCCCCGTAATGGCGCTGCCCAGGGCGGGGTTAACCATTTTCATGGAGGTTTCGATCGTGACGCGGGGAGCCGAGAGGTAAGGGGCCATCCAGAGGGGGAGGCGCTTGAGGAGGAAGCGGATTTTCTCAAAGATGCAGTCCATATCCCCCAGCCGATCGACCAGAATCTCCTTCCTGGAACCGATCGCTCCCTTGAATCCCGGCTCAAAGGTGAATTTGTGGCCCAGGATGAAGCAATTGAGCCAGGTGAGGCCAACGTCCCGGCATTTGTCAACGAAGCCGCTTTCCCGATTTGTGTAGAGAGTGTCGGCCCAGAGGACGTATTCCACTTGTCGATCGAACAGCATCATGGGCAGGGTCGTGGGGCCGGGGAGACATCGGGGGTCGATCGTCCAGCCCCAGGTGTTAATCCAATAAACGATGTCCTTGGCACATTTTTCAAGCTCCGCAGACCGATCGGCCTCCAACTGCGCCCTTGATTTCCCCGACAGGCTAGAAAGGGACTTCAGAAGGACGCTGCGCCGCTCAAATTCCTCGGAGGTGGCGGCAATATCAACGCCCCTAAAGGTGGGGGGAGGGGTCACGCCGTGGCTCCGGAACCGATCGTAGACCTGTAAAAGGGTGTCGGGGATGCCGTCGTGGACCTCGATTTGGGCGCTGGAGGCAGTCTTGCCCTCGCGATCGAGCCGAGTGAGGATGGTTGACAGGCGACCCATAAAGCGGTAGGTTTTGGGGTAGTTTACGGAGGAACTGATGGAAAACGAAGCCTTTTTGGAAGGCCCGAAGATCACAGTGGGTACAGACAGCCTGTTAGTCGCGGTCTGTCGTGTCGTGAGGTTCGTGGGCGACCAAGTTCCCATCCATCTTAATTCGGATGGTTCCGTGCTTACCGTCTACGGCTGGGACGGGGCCGGTAAGCGGAGTAGCGCCTATGTCGAAATCATTCGGGGGGGTGACCTCTATTTTTGCCTGGACTGGCAGACAGCACAGCGATTGTTCGTCAAGCCTGGAGGCGAAACGACCCTGAGGTTGGACACCTCGACCCAGGGGGACGAGCACCGCCTCCATCTTGTCCAAACCTTCTTTGAGGGGACAGCCTGCCTAGAGAACTTCTTTGAGGCGAAGGTTTGCCTGGAGATCCCCATCGGAAACCCTTCCAGCTTCCCAGAGGTTCCACCGATGAACAGCTTTTCGCCTAGCCACGGGGTGCTGTTTCGCCCTTAACCAAGGAGTAAGATGCAAATGAAAACAGCCTGGAAACCTGGTAGTGCTATAGAGGTCGGCACCGAAGATCTGCTAGAAGCGATCGAGATTGTCACGAAATTTGTGCGCAAGGCACCCCTTCATTTTAGGTCAGAGGGCACGACCGTCATTGTCTACGCCTGGGATGGGGCAGGTGATGCGGCTTCGTCCTATTGCACAATCAGAGATGGATGTGGTGATCTGTATTTCTGCTTGGATCGGGAGGTGGCCAAGACCCACTTCTCAATCCGTCGGGAAGGGAGTACGGTCCTCCGCCTGGATACAGCCTGGATTAATGGAGTGCGGACTAGCGGGACCAGGCTTCGCGCAGTTCAAATTGTCGAAGACGAGGGCACTGAATTCGATATCGCCACCAGAGATGAACCCGACCCCATGGATCTGTTTGAGCCGGGGGAAGAAGAGTCTGTGATTGTGAGAACGAGTAAATTGGCGAAGGCTCTCTCCATGGCCTGCGCCGTCATTGGCCCTAATCCTGGCTCCACCACTATCCAGGTTGGGGCAAAGGATGGCTTGTTTTTGGTCTGGGCTATAGGGAAGAATGGCCTGTTTCAGCGCCGAATAAAGGGACCGGGGGCCGGGGATATTCCATTTTGTTCCTTCTCTCCCAGGTCGATCTCTGCCCTGGCTAAGAGCCTGTATGCCTCCGAGGACAGTAGCCTCGCGATCAAGGGTAATTTTAGTCGGGTCCAGTTTGACACCTCGCCGGTCTGTTACACGATCGTCCCCACGGGAAATTCCTCCCCTCCCCCCAATCTCGCAGGTATGGTCTCAAGAGTTGGAAATCCGACACAGATTGTCCTGAACCGGATTTCCTTCCTGTCAACAGTCCGAGCCAGCGTCTGTGCGAGTAAGGCAGAGGGTGGGACGATGAGGCCGATGTCGCTCTCTCTGGAGAGTGAAAAGGTTGGGGTACTTGTCTCAGGGATGAACCTTAACTGCCCGTCCTATGTCAGGTCCACGGTACCCATCCTGCTCACCCCTGGGGATGTTGTTCCCCGGTGGATTTCCTTTTCGCCCATTACGTTGCTACCGATCCTGGAGGAGATCCCACGGCAAAGATTGTCATCTCCTGCTGGCCCAATAGCAAGTTCATTGAGTTGAATTACGATTTCATGGAGGAGAGTATTATCCTGCTAGCCTCTGTGCCCAACCCTTACCACGAGCAGTTGCTCGGACCTGCCCATGCCTAGAACGCTTTACCAGGAAGCGATCGATGCCCTGAATCAGACCGCCGAGTCCTTGCAATGCACCCCCATTTCCAAGGCCAAGGTTTTCAAGGTCTGGGCTTCGGTCCCCCAGACTACTCCCGACCAAAACGAGGCATTCCTGCTCAACGCCGGTTCGCCTCTCCGCAAGGAAAACGGTGGCACTCACCAGTTCTGGACCCTGGACGACATGGGCAAGTCCGTAGTCCTCGGCCTTCAGGAGATGGCCAGACATATTCACGATGCGGAGATCTCATACGCCAGCTTAGGCGGTCGTCCCAAATCAATTCAACACGGTGGCCTTTCGATCGAATGAGAGGCCCGCAAAGACTAAAGGAGGGTAGAGACCCTCCCTTCTTTTGTTATTTAGCCCTGGAACATCCCGATCGCCAGCTTTTCGGCTGGAGCAGTGACCACTATGGCACCGGGCGGCAGAACTTGCCCGTAGTAGCGCTCCGCGATCGCCCGCCCATTCTCCTCGTAGACCAGCCAGCGTTGGTTATCGCTGTTGGCCTGCATCATCAGCCGTTCTTCAAAGGGAATCATTACTTCACCTCCGGCATGAGGCACTTGTCTGTATCGCAACCAGCGGGACCAACCTCGTCTTCGGGCTTGCCGCTTTGGGCCACCCAATGGACAAAGCGCTCCTCGAACATCTCCAGGGGAAACTTGGCCCGCGCCGATCGCTCTTCGCAGAGCCGATCGTAGGTGGCCTCATCGATCGGCTCAAAGGGAAGGCGGGGGAAGGCGCTGGAGGTCGCGTCAAAGCGGGCTAGGAGCGCGGAGGAGATGTAGCCGCCGTAATTTGCCATGTTCTCATGGATGGCAGTGGCTAGGGGGACGATCTCGTGCTCTTCCAGTTCGATCGTGCTAGAGGTATTGAACTCGGTGTAGCTGTTCTGGACCTGCATCATGAAGTCGAATTGGGCCAGGGCGGAGAGCTTGGAAATATCGATCTCCTCGACACCGGGCAGATCTGACCAGGAGACCTTGCTGGGGATTTCCACCAGCCATTCCTGGACGCGAGGATCGTAGGGGTCGTTCAGGAGTCGTCCGTCCTCGTCTTTACAGCTTTGAGAGGGCACAACGTTGTAGCCAACATCCAGGGCGGCGAGGGTGACGGGAGCGTCTCGGACACAGGTGATACGGCGGATGAACCAAACCGCCTTCGGGGGGTGCCAGCCGGGAGATGCGCCCGTGATCAGGGCTTTGGTACCACTGGGCTGGACGGCGGTGCAGCGGTTGGGAACCCGCAATCCATGGAGCTTGCAGTATTGCTTGACCGTATCGACAACGATCGACTTCATCCAAGTCAAGACTTGCGTTTCGGTGGCGTAGAAATAATCGCCCTCCGTCACGTCGCGTTCGACAATGTTGCCCCAGGGACGGACCCGATCGGCCTGCCACCACTGTAGCCAGCGGATGCCAAACTTGTGGACGAAGAAGTCAAAGATGCCGGTGGGGCAGGTGGCAACGATCGGGTCTTCCTCCCGCGACTGCTGCATCACAGCAGAGATTTGGGAAAAGTCGTGGTGAAGCAGGGAGCAGGTCATGAGGGCACCGGCGATGAATGCCCTGGCGATCGATTCGCTGTCGTCCGGATCGAAGATATTCAGGGGAACCTCTGCCAGGTTGCAGTGGTTATCCTTCATGGGGATCTCCCCGCACTGTCGAGTCACCAGGCCGTTAGACAGGGCGATCTGGTGGTTTGTAGGGATGGTGCAGCAGTAGACCAGGGGTTCGATACCGTCGGGTTCGATCGAGGCAACATCGAAGCTGAGGTGAGAGCGAATAACCGCTATCTCGTTGTCTGGTGCTGCTTGGTGCCAGAGAAGGCTGTCTCCAGGAGAAAGGGTGGCGGCAGTCTTGACAGTCCCGTCCGCAAGAACGAACTCGTGGTAGGGAGTGGCTCGGACGCTCTGGCCTGAGACTAAGGTGATCTTAAGGATGGGCTGATCTTCTCCCGTGATCCGGAAGCTGTCGGTCTCGACCCATCGCTGGCCATCAAAGACCTTGACCTTCTTCCCGACGAGGGATTCGATCGGAAAATGGCCCTCACGGGTCATAATCATCGTGCCGGGAGCGAAGCACGGGTTAAGTTGGTAGCGCTCCATCCGTCGCCGAACGGCATCCGTCGGCTCATCCGGGGCGAGGGAAACCAGGTATTGAAACGCCTTTTCCGGGTCGTCCAGGTATAGCGACATGAACTCGACGCGCCGATCGTCGCCGTCCAACAGATCCGCATTGGTCCGGGCCAGGGCTTCCGGCACAAACATGACCGCCCCTTCCCCGCTCCGGTACTGTAAGCCGACCGCTTCAATAACCTCGTCCAGGGTGGGAATGGTGTGGTAGGTGCGAGTGTGGTTCGACATCCGGAAACAGTCCCGGCTCTTGTCGATGACCCAGGTTCCATTCTCGTCCTGCGTCCAAAGACCAGCTTTAAGGGACGGTAGTGATTTATCAAGAAGAGCAATCCCTGCGAACCGACGGATGTTTCCTGCCACGATCGTTGACGCAGGCCGATCGATTAGGAACAGTGCCTCATCAGGCTTCGGGCGACGCTGCTCGATCGAGATCTTATTGATCTGCTCCACCAGTTCAGAAAACATTGGAGTGAGGTCTGTCGGGTCGCAGACTCCTCCGAACCCCTTCAGCCGGGTTCCCTTGGGGCGGATGTTGGACAGGTCAATCCGAAGGTCAATATCTGTTACGTCGGGCGGGATGTGCTTGCCCGTGGCCAATTCCAATAGAAGTAGGTAGGCGCGACACCAGCCAACGCGACTGTCCCCTACCTCGATCGTTACGGGATGTCGTGGCAATACGTCGTACTGGCTGCAAAGGAGCCGTGTTTCCTCCTGGCGATCGTCCGGATCTTTCTGGCCAATTCCGCCCTCGATCGTGAGGTGGATCACTTTCGTGAAGGGTGGGAGTTTGTCCAGATAGCGTTGTTCTAGGTTCTTGCCGACCCCGCACCCCATCATGCCGAGGTTCATCATGGTGGCCAGGTTTTCTAGGCTGGAGGCCGAGAGGGAGGTGCAGTTGTAGGCACCGGAGTAGTTGGAGGGGTTGAGGAGCCAAGGGGTGCCCCCGCACCAGAGCATCCGCCCAGAGGGGAAGACGCGGTAGGCGCTGGCCTGTTCAAAAATAAATTCAACCTGCTCGTCGGTGAGCGCCTGTTTACCGTGGACAATCTGGTGGCCGTAGACGGCCCGCTTGATGGCTTCATGGAAGGTTTCAACCCCCCCGTTCTCTTTGAGGCGGCAGTAGGTGCGGGCGGCGGTTAGGGGGCCGGAAGGGGCGTAGGTCGTTAGGGTGGACAGGGAAGGAATCGGCAAGGCATTTCTCCTGTGGCGATCGGGTTGGGTACAGGGACATTATAACGTCAACCCGGAATCGCCCCATTGACACAGAAACGGGGTAAATGGTAGTCTTTTCTGAGGTCAAGAGACCAGACCGATTTGTAAGTCTAATACCAGGAGTTACGAAAGATGGAGGTCAAATGGAAATATCCGATCGGCGCTGAGGTCAGGCTCGTCTACCAGAAAGAAGCCAGGACAGCGATCGTCGTGGCCCACCTCAAGGCCAAATTTAACTGGAAGTCGTTCAGCGACCTGCGCCTCGCGACGGAAAGCAACAAAGAGGTAGCGATCGGGTGGCTGCGACAATTGCGGCCATCTATCTCCGAGGAGGGCGTTGCGGAATGCCTCAAAAAGGCGAACCTCAGGCCGCTCAAGTTCGATCGATACCTCGTCTGGATTGGCGACGGGTTCCGCTGTCCCAAGAAATCGAAAATGGAGGAAGGATGATTTTCTCGGCGGTAGTCAAGCTTGGCGACATCACCTCCGTCTACCCCATGGTGGACGCTGAGGACGAGGAGGCCGCAATCAAACGTATCCAGCAGGAGTTCGCTGAGGCAAACGGCAAATGCCCTGGGCCAAAGCACATCACGATCGGCCCCTGCCTAAACAATCCCTTGATGGTGAAGTGGCCGACCCTTTACACAACAACACACGGGGACTACCTCGTCGTCCCCACCAGTAAACTCACCCCAGACCAGTCAAGCACTCTCAGTAAAGTATTCCCTTGGTGCCAATGATTGCAACTCAAGTCCCCATCTGTGAACTGTCCCCCGGCCCAGGCGAGTCCTGGGTCTACTACTCCGACGGGAAACCTGTCAAGTTCTGGCGGTGGCAACACCCTGACGGCTCCTACTCCATCCACGATCGGCTTACCGCTACCAACAAAACCCTGGCCACGGATGGAACCTGGGGCCATCCCCCGGTGGAGAGTCTCAGTACCCCAGCGGAAGTCTGGCGGTTCCGGTTCCCCCGCAAGGTTTCCGCCCACGAAGCTTTACGCCAGTCCATAGCGGCTGGACTTTACCGACCCTCAGCCCATGAATGAAACAAACCTTTCTAAATTCCAGACCCACCTAGCCTCGATCGCGGGGTCTGGAGAGTGGAAGATCGAAGACGACGGCGACATCTTGATTGCCCGCCGTGATGACGGATTGGATATCACTTGGTTCCCCGGAGAATCCTCAGGTCAGTGGCGGGCGGAGCTAGGCAAATTCTTCTGCTACTCCAACGACCTCGCCACGGCGATCGCTAATGTCCGACATAGCGTGAAGTGCTTCTCAACGATCTCCAGTGTCCAACAAAAACAGGAAAACCACCTATGACTATCAACTTTTGTAAAGAGATGGGATGCCCTTTCAACGGGCCGAAGGTAGTGGGGTGTACAAAATACGCCGTTGCTGGACATTGCCCGGTAATTTACAAGGCTCCAGGAGAAATTCGCCCTGGGGTCCAGTGCCTCCCAAACAGCAGTATCCCGGAAAGTCAGTATTGGATTTTACTGGATGACGGCGCTGATCTCTCTGAGTTCACTGCCGCCTACGACCAGTTCCTGAACTCGCCTGAGATCCAGAAGCGGCTAAAAACGGAGCGCCAGTTAAAGGGAGAGGCTGAGTAATGGAGACCAAGGCCACGAAATACGAAGACTACGGCTCCATGAAGGCGTTGGCTATTCCGGCGCTGAAAGATATCGAGCCTCAGCCAGGGCGCTACATCGTCTACGCCCCTTCCGGGTGGGACTGGGAACAGCAAGTCACCCTCTGCGTGAGTCGCTGGGTCTACGCCGGAATGACAGACCGATCCAAGCTCAAGGTGCCTCGGAAGCCCTTGCAGAAGTTCTCCGTTTCACTCCTCCGATCGCCCGTTGGGGCTGTCCGAGCGATCGAGTTAGCGATCGAAACCCTAAACCGCCTGCCGGTATCAGAAGATCGCGCTCCTGAGGTGTTCTTGACTGCCATGCCCTTTAAGCGGTGGGTGGTCAGGCTCAACGAGCGGGACTGGGGGGCAGATACCGAAGTTCCCCCTACCCACCACCTGTTCAGAGCGGCCCCTGTTATTCGACGGAAAATCGAAGACTAGGGTCGCCACCTTGACAGACAAGCCCTCGATCGCCGATCGAGGGCTTGTCTGCGTTAA